CTGTTATGAGCCGTTTTTAATCGTTGTCGTCTTTATAGTTATCGTCGTCTTTTAATAATGCTGTGACAACGTACAGAACTACGGACGCTACCGCTAGGTAAATACCTGTGCGCTGAGTATCGCCTGAGAGTGTTATAAGTACTAGACCGAGGCCGAGCGCCATAACGGCGGCCTCTGCAAATGTTTTAAACATGGTTACGCCTCGCTGGTATTAGTCCTGGTAAAACGGTAGCTGCGCCTGCCACTATTGTACGCTTCACGGCCACACTAACGGCGCTACCTAATGGTACGTAAGCGTCAAATGTGCCGCTAAATACGTTTATTTCGTTTTCAAATTCTGTTTTAACGTTGTCTGGTGCATTAGTCATAACTTCACTAATAGCGGCCGCCTGGGTCTCTGTGAGCGTGCCCTCGTCAATAGACGCCACCAATTCGACTACCTCGGCGTCGGTCAGAATTTCTAGAGCTGCTGGGCTAAATGTTTCTGCGATATCTGCCGGCGATAATTCTGATACGGGCGGTAATGCTTCGGTTTCAGGTGCGCTGGCAGGGGCAATCGTTTCGGGGGCAATAGTAGTAGGCGTCGTCGTTTGGGGTATGGCCGCCGGCGTTATTGTTGTGCTCGACGTAGTGGTAGTGCTGCTGGTCGTTACTGTTGGTGGCTGGCTCGTGGTGCTGGTTGAGGTACTGGTAGATAGCGGTAATGGTTCTGTGCCAGGCGTGGCTAATTGCGTTGTCGTAGGCGTGCTGGTGGGGGTTATCGTCGTAGTGGTTAATTTTGGGGCCTCGCTTGTCGTAGTTGGTGGCTCAGTCGTAGTGCTTGTGGTAGTGCTTGTGGTGGTAGTGCTGGTCGTAGTGGTAGTAGTCGGTACTTCGGTAGCACCAAACCAGCTGGGCGGTACGGGTGCCCATTCGTACTGATCTATAGGGCTCTGCCATAAAGCAGCACAAGCGCCGCCGCCGTTCTCGTAATACCATAAATCTAGGTCGTACGTACCTGGCTCTACCTGCACATAATCCCACTGGCAGCCTGTGTCGTACCATTGGTCAAGCCAGTAGTACCCATTCATTAGAAGCGCTGCGCCGTCGTCATGCTGCACTACCAGCATGGTCATAACGGGCACAGTTAGCGTGCCTCGCCAGTTAACTACTACCTGGTCGTAATCACAGCCGGCGACAATATCGTTACCCCAATCGTTGTTAATGTCGTCGGCCGTGTATTCGGCACATGGAATATTTCCAGGGCCGACTACGGGCCCTGTCTCAGGGTTAAACCTGTAGCTCGTAACCTGCAAATTGCCTGTCTCTGCGTGCGCTGGCGTCGAGTACGACCAGATAGCCAGTAGTAATGGGGCAAACCTAAACAGATTACGCAATGCCAAAAATCTTTTTAAACGCTGCATGTACTAAATCTGGGTGGTCGGCCATTAGTGGCGATATTTCTAGGTGGGCCCATTTGCCGCCCTTAGAGCCTATGGTATTTTTGTCGTACACTTTCCAACTGTCCCTGTCGGAACGATAGCCAGCGCCCCAGCCTTTAGGGTTAGGCATGTACGCTGAGCTGTAGTCGTGTGCTTCTTCTAGCTGTAGGGCGTCTCTGTGGTCATATACGAAACTTAGAAGCGCCTTGAGCTGTTCAGGGGTGCCGCCGAGATCGACAGCACGCCAGGTGGCATGCACGCTTTTTTTAGGTGGCGTAGTACCTTTCATGTCACGATTAGCAAAAATGCCGAGGCTTTTTACGCCAAATAGGTAGCAGCAATAATCAACAAATACTTTAGTACCCTCACGTTTGGCGCTGTGTACGGCGTCTTTGTTTCCTGTGTACGGTCGGCTAGTCATTTTCTGGTTCTCCTGTTTCATTATCTTTTTTACGCATTGCGCCGCCAGCTGCCAAGCCGGCGAGAGTACCGCCGAGGCTCAAAGTTAACGGGGACAGTATCTGAAAAAATTGGTCATCTACGGGCGACAGCTCGGCTGGCTGGTAAACGAAAATGAGGCTGTAGATAATTGCTAGCACGCTTACGGAAACGACGCCGGCGATAGTGACGATGACGACGGCTCTAATGCGTGCGTCGAGCTCGTCGGACGTGTAGCGGCGTTTACGGCGTGGCGCTGGTCGTGGTCGTGTTGGTTGGTTCATCGGCAGGGTTTCGGTATCGGTCGGTGCAGCCGCACATAAAGCCTGCTGCGAATACGAGACACAGCACGAGCAGGCCGCCTAGTTTTCGTGTTACTTTGTGCGTTTTCTGCTTTTCCATACTCTGTTTAGAGTACCTTATTTAGCACTCAATATATGACCACGGCCGCTGCCCGTTATTGTTTATGCAGGCGTCACGGTACAGTACCCAGGCGTACCGTAGGTTGATTTCTGGTATAAATGCGTCGTATGGCCATGTGTAGCCGAGTGCGGCCATGCCGGCACGGTGCACCTGATTTATTTGTGTTAAACCTGCGTCTCTGCATGGTAGGCCGCTTGTGCTTTTGCTACATGCGTCAGGGGTGCAGCGGCTCTCACGGTACATAATTCGGCTCAGGTCGGGCCAGTAGGTCGGCAATTCCCAGCCTGCCGCTAAAGCTGTTTCGTACCATTCTCCACATTTGCCGTATAGGGCTCGTGCCTCGTCTATGTAGTCGGTCGGATTTGAGACCAGCGGTACTTCGGTCGTTGTAGTGGTGGTGCTGGTCGTCGTAGTGGTGCTGGTGGTAGTGGTGGCCTGAAGCGCAACTGTCGTAGGGATAACGACAACGGGCGTTACCGGCAGCAGCGGTAGCGTCGTCTGTTGCGCTTCAGGTTGACTACATGCTAAAAGAAAAAGCACGCTAATAATGGGTATGGCTCTACGCATAAGGTTTTACCTCGCTCTAATTGGGCCCGTTTTAAGACCTTACCGACTTCGGCCGGCTTTTGGGGGTCAGGCTGGGTCGAGTAGCTCTGCTGGTATTTCGGGTTGAGGCTCAGGGTTAAGCCAGAGCGTGATTTCTTCGCCGGTGACTACCCAACCAGACGTATAGCCCTGCTCGATCAGCCATGCACAGATACGGTCGTTTGCACTCATGCTGAAACCTCTAAAAGTATAATCGTGCTCCTAGACGACGAAACTTGTACCTGTACTGACGCTGCGTTTGCATTGTTAGCAAACTGGGTTTTATAGGTAGTCGCTACCGCTGCTGCCGGCGAGTCAAGGTAAACCGCCGAGCAGCTGCTAGTCAATTCGATAGCCGTACCTGTGTAGCCAATACCAGCGCCAAATTGCGAAATAGTGGTAGAGCCACGTACCAGCCGTAGCATGACGCCGTTATTAACGTTTCCATTTGATCTATAAACTGAGCTATGAGAAACCAAAACTAAGATATTACTAGACGAGCTTTGCGGCGTGATCGTGGCCGTGAGCGTCGTATCTGAATACGTAGACGTCGAATTACTTGTAATTGTTGTCGTCGTACCCTGTACGACCTGCAAGATACGAAAAGCGCCACGTAAGTTATTTAGCGTGGCCGCTGGTAGTACGGTGGCGGCTGTAAACGCTGGTGGCAGGTTTGTAGGGGTAGCCATAGTTAATAGCCTATCTCGTCGGTGCCGTCTAAGAGTGAACTATCAAGCACGAACCAGGCGTACTGCTGTCGAGGTGAACCGCCTATAATGGCTGTCCACCTGCCAGGCTCGATAATGTGCTGCACGCTGTCTAACGATAAATTTTGTACGATAGTGCTGGTGACGCCTTTAGCGTTTCGGCGTAAAGTCAATTTGAAGCCGAGCTCTAAATTTAAAAGCCTTGTAGCGTTTATGTCGCTCGCTAAATTTATGTTGAATGGTTCAGACCTTAAAACCGGCTCTGAGTATTGGGCGGCTAAACCTTGCGCCATTGCTAAAGCGTCAGCCGTTGAGAGCAGGGTATCTATGCTCTGAGTTCTAGGGCCGTACATAGTGACCATAGCGTTATCGGCTGCCGTCTGCGTGACGCCAATACCAGAGTTAATAACAAACGTATTAGCCATTTGGTCGGCGTCAAAATTAAAACTCATACTTTCATAGTTAATGCCTCTGTCGTCGCCAAATGTCGCCTGGCTAGTCATACCCTCTGTCACCTGTGACCAGTAGTAACGATTTCTGAGCGTTAAAGTTCCCGACCTATCCACAAAAAATAGGCTGCCCTCAGTATCTGCCACTTTTTGTAAAGCGTTTAAAGCGTTGTCGTCATATTCAGACGTTGAGCAATAGCCGAAACCTGTAGCAATAGATTTAGAAGCCGACGGCCAAATAGCGTTTAAGAGTCTCGTAGCCCTAGCTGAGGTGAGCTCGCCTGATTCTAAACCAGTACCTACGCCGTACACGTAGCCGACCTGCGTAGCTGTTAATGCGCTTGTCCAAATACAAAGGTCCTGCATATATCCGTAATAATTCAAATCTGTAATGCCAGGTATGGGTAAAGCCATAGCGAACAAACCGAATAGCTGGCCAGTTTGTGAGCTTGTGGCTGTGGCTACGCTTCGGTCTACGCCGTCTACATAGATTTTATTACCGCCACCAGAGACGTAACAAATATGGTGCGGCTGGCCGTCGTCTACTCTTACGCTGCTCGTAACGACCGGCGCAATACCAGGTATAAAATCAAATGAGCCGGCGTAAACTGTGCCGTCGGCTTGGACACCTATTTTGGTGGGGATTTGACCGGCTCGACCAGCATAAAAAAATGGCTGAATAAAAGCGCCTGAGCCTACGGCTGTCGTTTGTATCCACATAGAGATAGTAAAACTTGTGTGGAATGTATCTATGGCTAAACCTTGTGAGCCGTTGCCATTTGCAAAATTTGAGCTGGCGTCGTTTAAATATTTTGCCAACGGTGGCCCTGTGGATTGGTCCATAACAGATGGGAAGTCTCGGCCGTTACCGCTGCTGTCTATGTATCGTGGTCGGGTCGTATCTGTGTCCCCTAGTTTCCACCTGGCAAACAGCGCCGGTAGTTCACCTGCTGATATTCGGGCCGCCATTTCATCTATCGGCGTTTTCATACCGCCCAAAATGGCTAGCCCGTCCACAGCTGAAATAGTGCTCGTAGCGTCTAAGCCGTACTCTGGGTACTCTTGCGGCCATGTCTGCACATAGCCTCGAAACAGCGGCCAGGTGGTCGTTTGCTCTACTGAAGTAGAGCTGTCAATAGTGCCCGTCCACGATGAGAGACCAGAACTATTACCATCAAAGTACTGGTTTGTGCTACCAGAGTTTTCTAACATGGCAGCGTCGAAATAGATATTTTGTCCGATAGCTGTAGACAAGGTGCCCGATAAACGTATGACGATTACAAGGCTGCCAGGCGTCGTAACGTTTTTAGTAACTGAGAAACGTACCCACGAGCCGATACTGAGAGTGGCGCTACTTTGTGACACGTTCGAATAGACAGCGGTACCGCCCTCGACGTCTACGCTGATATTGCGGCCTGCAAGTGTTGAGCCGGTAGGGACAAACGTATACATAGAAAACGTCCACAAACCAGCAGACGCCACAGACTGCGTAATATAGGCAGCGTTAGAGTCGGCAGCCGATGACATCGTAACCTTATACGAGTTATTGTCAGCGTAGCCGTAGTCACTAGATTTTACGGCTGGTGCCTGGGCACTCGCCCAGCCTGTCGTATTCGTTTCAAAAGACGGGTTAGTTAAAATGTTTGTGCGTGTCGCCGTCGTATACGTCGCCGTAATTCTGATTTGCCGGCGAGGCTTTACGTTTGGGTAGTATGGGCTGGCCGTATTAGACGGGTTAAATCTGCCGTCTCTGTTATCTAGCGTTACCCTGGCTTGTCCGTCGTCGAATGGGTTTAGATCGGCTTGCCTACCTCGGCTAATTTGTATTGAGCGTACATAGCTCGTAACGTCTACCCAGGTCGGGCTTGCGGCGTCCCATGCCGATACAAAAGATATCTCTACTTTAGTGGTGGGTAGTGTTGCCATTAGTTGCGCCAGCCGCTGCCGTTTCGGCGTTCAAAGTTTCGTATAGCGTTAACTACGGCCTGTGGGTCGGCTGAGGTGACAGTAATATTTATCGTGTTACCGCCGCCGCCAGTAGTGCCAGTTAACGGGATTACTGAAGCGCCTGTAGGCAGGTTTAAAAGTTCTGGCCCGTTTTCTCCCACTAACGCCATACCTGAACTTACGACCGTACCGCCGGAAGCCATGCCAGGGAAAAATGCGCCGTCAATCATTGCAAAAGCGTCTCTTACGGACTGTGGGTCTAAAGCTCTAAGTAGCCCGTAAATCTGGTCAAATTTACCCTGGTCGTACAAAATGGCTATTCTGGTTTGCACTTCTTCAGGTAAATCTAATTTTTTTATTACCTTGTCAATTTCTGCGGCCGCTAAAAGCGCTGCCTGGTTATATTCTTTTACGGCTTGCTCTGTGCCACCAAATGCCAACATGGCTTTTTCTGTCAAGTTGTCGAATGAGGTATCAAGGTTATCCCACATAACACGGTCAGACAGCAAGCCTGTTAGCGTCAGCCATTGAGTTACATAGCCCTCTAATGACTCTGTGGCAGCGTCTACCATTTGGCTACTTTCCTCTACGGCCAACCTATTCTGAGCTAGTTTTAAAGTTTCTTCTTCTAAAATTTCGGTCAACCGCATGTGCTTGTTAGCAGACAACTCGACACGGTTTGCTGTGTCTAAATATGCTTGAGCTGTCGCTGGGCTTGCAGCCGCTAAATCTCTGAAAGCCTGCTCTGTTGCGTCAATTTCGTCGCCAAGTAGGCCTGCGCCCTGTTGGTTTCGTGCCATACCTTGTAAAAATTTAAACTGGGTCAGCAAATAGGCCCCTGTTGCGCCGATAGTTGCATTAAGAGCGTCTGTATACGCCTGCTGTACTTCGGTGGCGTCTACCGTCTCGTCATTGTTGGCACGTGTTATTAGTGTTACAGCTGCCGTTATAGCCAGTAATGGCAAAAATGAGGCTTGAGCTAGTTTGGCTGAAGCGCCTACGGCCACCAATGCGGCGCTAGTGGCTTTAAAAGCCACGGTCATACCGATAGCGCTTACTATTAGCTGCTGTTGCGTGGGGCTTAAATTGTTAAATGCGTCTACGAGCGGCTTAGTAATATCGACTAACGCTGTTAGGGCTGGTACTAACGCTGTGCCTATTTCCTCTTGCAAATCTGCAAATGAGGCCTGCGCTATTCTGATTTTGCCAGCGGTAGTTTCTGCTGCTTTTTGGGTTGCGCCGCCAAATGTTTTAACTAAGTTCTGTTGTATTTTGTCAAAACTTAAGGCCTTGCCTGAAGCGTCTTTAGTTTCTATACCTAGTTTTTGTAGAGCTGTCGTACTACCGCCGTACGCCTTAGCTATTGCCAAACTCACGGCCTCTAGCGGCTTTCCTGTCGCCGTTGAGACGTCGAGCGCAATACTTAGCAGCCGTTGGCTTTCGGTTGCGTCCTCTGTAAATCTGGTGAGGGTGGCAAACGCTGGGCGTAACTGATCGTCAAGCACGCCGGTAGCGTTCTGGGTTTTGTTAATAAATTCCTCAACCTGGGCTACCTGGTCAGCTGTTGCGCCTGTTGAGGCTTCCAACTGGCGCTGTAACTCAACCTGGGCAGCGGCGTCAGCCAGCGAGGCTTTCACGGCCTCTGTGCCAAAACGTATTAGAGCAGCGGTACCCATAGCGGCCGCTACGCCTTTAGCCATATTTTTCATTTGGTTATCAAATGAGCCGGCGGCGGCTTCGGCGTCTTTTAGACCTGCTTTAAATTTGGCGGCGTCAGCTATGACGTTTACAGATATTGCCGCTGTTCTACTTGCCATATGCTTTACTCATTCCTGCTTCGATGATCTTATCCCAGTCCTGCTGTGTGCGCCGTGTACCTGTTTTAGCGGCAGCTCTTTTGGCTTTAGAACCAGGTTTGCTGGCTGGTGCACAAAATCCGCTGGTTATTCGTTCTAAGTGTGCCAGGTATGTATCAAGTACTTCGGCGTGCCGGCGATCTATGGCCTGGTATAGGAATGGTTGCGGCGTAATGTTTCTGCGTCCCCAGCCGAAGTGGATAGGGCCAGCGTACGGTACGGCTTTTACGCCTGCTCTGACCTTGCCGCCCGACTGAACCATAGCGGCCCTAATTGAGTCTCTGAGACGGCCTGAGACGACTGGTACGAGGCTCTTAGCCTCGTCGGCAACGATGGTAGCTGAAGCGTAGCCGGCGGCTTTAAAATCCTCTGTAGCGTTTGCGCTTAACGTTTTAAATGCACGGCGTAACTGGTTAAGCCCATCTATCGTTACTGTCGTTTGCTGTACGGCCATGCTGTGCCCTTTGTTCGAGTATGTTTACCATTTCCTCAAAGATCAGCATAGGCGTAGCCAGCAGCTCGTTAGGTGCTATACCTGTGAGTATTGCTACTTGTGCTACGAGTTTGTGGTGCCAGCCTGGGCCGCCTGATCTTTTCCCACAAGGTTTACAGCTTCAATAGTTGGTAGCCATTCGTTAAACGGTTTTACGACGATACCGCTGTTACGGCATGCAGCCCAGCCCATATACGCCAACGGTTTAAACGATGGTTTGGTAGCCCATTCTGTCCACAGTAAATTTGGGTGCTGATCTTCCCAGGCGCACATTACAGCGATAGTGATAGGTACCCTGTGTACGGGCCCATCGACAGTTACTACTTCAAGCTCATTACCGACCATGCTACGTATCCCTCTTTTTATGTTTAATTATGTTTAATTATTAGGCTGTGGTTTTAACGATGTCGCCGCCGGAGAGCGTAATTTGCGTCATCGGAATTTCGCCTATCTTGCCATTACCGATAGGCGTATGGCTTTCCACGTACGCATTAGAGTACGTATAAGTAGGGTTTGTAACGCTGGTGGCCGCTGAAGTCGGCTTAACGATTACGGTCGTCGTGGTACCGACTAATGGGTAGATAGTTGCCTCAGTTTTTGAAGCTGCGAAATCGACATAGAAGTTAATCACCATTGCGTCGGCAGCGAGGCCCGTCGTGTACCGTCGGGAAGTCATTCCCATACTTGTAATTTCGACACGCTCGGCAGCGTGTGTAATTTGCACACTCTCAACCAGGCTCGACAAGTCGACGGCGTTAATAGTGACGCTAGCGTTTTTGATAATTTCTACAGCCATTTTGGTTATTCCTTATCTGTTTTTTTGGTTGGTTCTGCTTTAATGTGGCCGCCAATAATCAGCGCCTCAATGTTAAGACCTGCTAAATCGTCGTCGTTTACCGTAGTACCTTGTGGTGCTACAAAATTGTCGCTCAATACTTTGTATGTAGACATTATCCCACTACCTCTATTTCGTATCTGTAGCAAAGCATCTCTGCGCCGCTGACTGTAATAGTAGTAGGTGAAGCGCTTAATACTCGGCATGTCTGAACGCTGCCGCCTAATGTCGTATCTGCCTCAATAGCGGTTTTAATTGAGCTGCTACCTGAGCCGGCTAAATAGCCGTCTAGTTTGTCCTGGGCGGCCCGTTCACTCATACGGCCAACAATAACCATAATCTCGATATCGCCGTGATCTAAATAACGCTGCATTGACATATCGAAGTCAATACTAAGCAGGCCTACTACGGCAGCTGGTGGGGCGATACCGTCGGGCACTATGTCGTATGTGCGTAAACCTGTAATGGTTGACAGGGCCGTTTTCAGGCCGTCACGTACGGCGCTCGGCGTCATGCTCACGCTATAACCTCACGGCGGTACGCTCTGGTCATTGCGGCAATGTCACGGCCTAACGGGCTCATACGGATAGCGCCGAGCTCTGAGATACCCAGGTTGCCACCTACAGAGTCTTTTCGTTTGTACATGTCAGCGGTAAGGATTAAACACGCCTGGCTAATATCTTCGGGCACGGTAGGAAATCCCCATTTTGCCGTAAGTTGTACCGACGGTCTCAGGTTGGGTAGTAGCCAGGGCAACAGCTGGCCGCCGACTAACGTAATTTGTGTATACGGTTTACCTATTGCTACGGCGTTAAATGGCTCTACCACGTAATCAACGTTATAGGTAAGCGTTGTCTCGTAGGTGCCGTCGCCGCCTGTGTCAAGCGCCAGCACTAAACCTGTAGTACTACCGAAATCGTCTACGGTCAAGATATACGGGTTTGTGCCTCGATATAGACGGGCGCTAGCTGAAGCGTCTAAATAGAAACGGCGGCCGGCTATGTTGTCGATAGATCGGCTGGCGGCTTCTACCATGCTTTCTAGCATGGTGTCGTCAATGCTGTCGGAAATGCTTAAATATGCTTTTGCTTCGGCCAGCGTGGCGTAGCCGTTAGTTATGGCCATTACTTGCCCTTAGTTTTGCGGCGTGCTGGTTTCACAATTTTTGTTACATCGGCCGCTATTTGGTTTACGGCTGGTGCAGCTTTAATAGCTACCTCAACTAGGCCAAACATTTTAGCGATAGTTGCCGGTGGGATTTTTGCGGCGACAGCTGCGGCTATTTGCTTTTCGAAACTCATGGCGGCTGCTTTCTAGGTGGGGGTCAGCTGTGAGCGTGCGCGACACACGCTCACAGCTGCTCTGGCCGTGTGGGTCAGAATGTCGGTGTGACGAGACCAGTACCGCCGATTTTGGCGATGGCCTTAGGGTAACGTCCAGCGGTGAACGCTGAGAAGCCAAACATGACGATACGTACGGCTACCTTGCCGTCTGGCTGTTCGAAACGTACGTAGGTCGGCTGGCCTGGGCTTTCCCATAGGTGCATTTCGTCGGCGGCGACAATATAGATTTCGTCCTGGTTGGTGCCAGCGCCGAGGTTGGTAGCTACGTTTGCGTCGGTAATGATCGGCAGGCCCACCATTGAGTACTGGCCAGACTGGCCGTAGCCGAGACCTGAGAAAGTACCGGCGGCGTTCATCGGGCCATTGGCGTTAGGTACGACCAACGGGCGGCCTGTGGTATCGGTAGCAGCCAAGAAGAAGCCGAGACGGCGAGGGTGCATGACGATATGGCTAGGGCCCTGGAAAACGTTGCTTTGGATTTGTTGGATAGCGTCCAACAATTTAGGGTACAGCTCAGTAACGGTTGGGCTGGCGTCGGTGTAGGTGACGCTAACGGTGCCGCTAAGGTTGGTAAGTCCGATAGGCGTACCGCTTGAGCCGTCGCCGTTCAAAATGCCGTAGTCGAGCTTCGTATGGTAAGCCTTAACCAGGTCGGCTAGTACGACTTCTTCAATGTTTGCGCCTCGTAAAATGGCCTGCTTAGAGACGTCCTGCATACCTGCGATGGTGTTCACGTTGACAGTTAACAGCGTGTCGTCCATGTTGGTTTCGGTAGCTGTGTCGTTTTCGGCGGCCTGGTAGTCGACGCCTGTACCTGTGGTCACTCGTGAGATATTGACCGTCATACCTTGCGCTGGCAAAGAATGATTACGAGCAATGTCGGCGGTTGGGCGGCCGGCACGTGCCAACGGTGCGTATAGGTCTACGAGGTATTGCGGTACGACGAGGCCAGCAAAGTTAGACGTAGAGACGTCACGGCGCTCGATAGAGACCTCACGGTTATAGCGTGCCATGCGCTGCTGTGCTTCGGTATCCCAACCAAAAGAAGCGTTTAAAGCGTCGGTCAAAAAGTTATGTTCTGATCGTGTTGAGTAGGTGGCTTCTTCGCTGGTAATGCGAGCGCCGCCCACATTACGGGTTTCGGTAGCGCCGTCAATTTTGGCGGCCAATTCGGCAGCCTTAGCGTTACGGGTTTCGATTTCTGCAATAACGCTAATGCGCTCGTCCAGCTTGCGTGCTTCGCTGCTCAATGCCTCAACGTTTGCCAGTTCGGCTTCGGTCAGGTCACGGTCAGAGTCGGCGGCAGCGTTTAAAGTTGCCTCGATAAGTTCGGTTTTGGCTTGGCGCTTTTCGTTAAGGCCGTTTAAAAATGAATTGCTCATAGTGGGTTTTCTCCAATAGTAAAAACGTGGTTTATGGGTTTTTAGTTTTTGAGGGTGCCACTATGCGTGGGGTGCTCTATGTCCTGTATTTTACGGTAGCAGACGGCGCATTATATTTAGTGCATATTCGAGACGAGTACGGCGGCCAATGTCGTTAGGGTTAATAACTTCGTCTATGCCTAGTTCTGTGTAAATGGCTCTGGTCGTCGTATCGTTCTCTATCGCTGCGTCTATGCCGTACATGCCGATTAGGCGGCTTGCCGTTGCTTTTTTGTGGGCCAGCGTATTATTTCGGTCGTTTAAATAGATCGCCTCATAATCAAGGCCAAGACTATCTATTAGCTCTTTAGTGGCTACTCGTGCCGTAATGTTTCTGCCCGAAACAATAAAAATAGGCTTGTCAAGACTTTTAACGTACTCAATTACCGTAGGGCGTGGCGTACCGTCGTTAGCTACTAATGTGCCGTCTATGTCCACAATGACGCCGGCACGGTCTATAGCTCGTGCGCCTGGCTCGGCTATGTATAAGGCGGCTATATGTTTTTTGGCGTCTACCCTGGTGGCATGGCAGGCCTCTATTTCGCCTGTGCTGTCTTTTACGACGGCGTAGCCTGTGCAGCCTGCGTAGTTTGTTTCAATGTGCCAGGGCATGCGTTTAATCTACGTCTGGGGTAAGTATTCGTAGGTTTTCGGTACCTGAAGCCACTACGGCCCATACAGTCTGGTTTTGGGGTACTACTAGCTCTAAGGGTACGGCATGTTTTTCGGTTAGTAATCCGTTAGTACTGGTCACGTCGTCGCCACCCAGGTAGACGGTGCCAGCGCCTATTACATGTATGTAGCAGGTTCTATGAATGTTGTCGGCCGCAATAACCAGCGAGGCTGTGGCGGTTACTACTTTATTTGTGCTTTTCATTTTTTAAGGCTATCTAGTAGAGCTTGGGCTGCTTCCAAGTTTGGGCGGCCCTGCTCTAATTCACGTACGGCGCTGACTACGGCGTTTTCGCCGTAAGCACCAAACGTAACCAGCGATACTTCGGCCAGGTGAGCTTTAATACGCTCAACTACGCCGGTAGCGCTTTTGCGATCTTTTAACGGTGCGAAACCTATAGAGAACTCTGTTAAAGCCTGGTCTCTGACGAGTTCTAAAATTTGGTCGCCTCGATCAGTTTTACTTACCTTAAATTCGCCGTATAGCCCTGCTGGCGTTTCTTCTAGTTTGGTAGCACGGCCAATAGGTAAAGCGTTTGTATCATGGCTTACCAGTAGTTTTACTCTGTGAGCTGCACGGGTCACGGCCGCAAATGCGCCAGGCCTGAATACTTCGGTGAGCTGGCTGTTAATGCGCTGCTCAAAATTGTACGGTACTACAATGCCACAGACGGTACGGCCGTCGTCGCCTGCTCTAACCTCTAGGTCTAGCTCATAGTTTCTGTGCTCAATCATCGGCATATTCTCCAGCCATGTCGGGTAGTTCTGTGTCGTTTTCGGTTTCTGGTGCTTCGATCATTTCGGCGGTATCGTTTTCGGCCATGTAAACGGGTTTATCTTCAATTTGGCGTACCTCGTCTACCGTTAAGAAACCTGCCTCTATACCGATCTTATGAGCCTGGTACCTGCTGTTTGTGTCGCCTCGTAGCAGGCTATCTAAATTGAATTTGGCGTACTGACCTCGTGGTAGTAGATCGCTCATAGCCTGCTCAACACGTGTAAGCCAGGGCGTCAATGACCAGCGGATTAGCTGCATGTTTTCGCTTTCCACATTGCTATACGTGCGGCTCGTATTTGGTGCGCCAAGATAGTAAGCCGGTATGCCTAGAGCGTTTGCTACTTCGGTCAAGCTGAACGTACGAGACTCGATTAGCTGGGCCTGTTGGGCGTTATCTGTAATGGGCGTAAAATCAGTAGTAGCGTTTAATACGGCTGGTTCACGATTACGGCCGCCGTAGTGCTGTAGCCACATGCTTTTTAGTAGGTCGGCTTCCTGCTGGGTTAAATCTGGGTTGGCGCTTTTAATAATGCCCGTTGGTGCTGTACCGCCGGCGAAATATTTGGCGGCGTATTCGTTAATAGCTAAAGCTGAGCCGATCAGCTGCCGCTGTGTCTGTAGTAGCCCTAGCCCGTAATCTGAACCTGGGCGGCTGTGGGCTTTAATGTGCATAACTTCACTAGCGTTAAAAACCATGTCGTCAATTTTGTAGACCAGGCGGCCGTTATCACGGGTAACAGAAACACGAGTAGGCGCTACGGGGTAAATAATGTCGGGCCAGCCCGTACTATTTGGCGGCCCTAAGACGGCTACATAGTTGCCGTGCAAAATGAGGGTGCCGACCATAGCGCTATAGGTCTCTACGGCTGTTTCAGGGTATGCAGGTCGTAACAAAATGCTAGGGCACGGCTCGATACGTTCGCCGTTTTTGTAGGCGTGAATAGGCAAGCTACCAATAGCGTCAGAAATGAGGTTAATACCTCGCCAGACGGCAGATACGGTAAGCGTCGTATTTTCGTCTACGTATGTACCAGCGTCTACATAGTCACCAAACCGACCTACTCGGCCGTAGGCGTCAACCGTAGCGCCGGCAATGTTGGCCACACTTGGCACGGTAGCCCTGGTAAATAGTGAGCGTAACATTATTTACCTCGGCCCTCTAACATGACGCCTAAAGCTGTTAGGACTATGCCGGTCAGGCTTGCGCCTAAAATGGGGTTTACTATTGCGGCTGTCACAAGAATAAGACTAATACCCAGTACCTGTAATGCTGAACCAATCAAAATATAACACTCCTTACAATGGGTTTAGCTCTTTTGTCTGTAGCACAATGATACGCCACACTTGCGGCTAATAATGGCGTTAAATCTACCGCTGGGTCATTTCTTGCCCATAACCAGCTAGAGCCTATGGGTTTCTTGCGTACCGCCTGGGCGGCTCTATCTAGGTTTTCGTTTGGCCTGATCTTTACTCGGCCCTCTATTAAGGCGTCGTAAAATCTGTTTGCGGCATGGCAAATATCTTTTAAAGCGTATTTCTCTACCGTAATTTTGGCGGCTTCAAGTAGTGGCGCATATGCGCCGGCTGGCCCGTACATGTCAATAGCTACACGGCCGCCATGCTTGCCGACTATCTCGGTGAGACGATCAACTACCCAACCTGTACCTGGTCTAGTTTCAATTACCTCTAATCTGCCGAGCTCGTCGGCTACCGCAATGCTGCTAATGGCTCGGTCTAACGATATGTCAAGACAGTAGGCGAGCTCGCCGGCTGGTTTAGTTTTTGGCTCTTGCGCTTTATTCCAGGCTGGCGCTGGTATTGCCAGTTCTGTAGCTTGCGTCCACGTGTTTAGCCATGCTCGCCTAAATTCGTTGTCGGTCATGGTGCGCCTAGCGTGCCTAATGGTTTCTATATCTACTGTTATCCCCAGGCTGGGTATGGCTTGCCACCATGTCGCCTCGTCGTCTGGGTCGTCGTTTTCTAGGGCCGACCATTCAAAATATGCCATACCCTTAGTTATTCCCTCGGCTACAGCTGCACGGCCAGCAGCTACCTTGCGCCGTAGGTAGGCGCTCTCATTTGTGCCGGCGGTACTCACTACGAAAAGCTGGGCGGCTTTACGGGTTGCCATAGCTGGAAGCATGGCCTGTTCTCGTCGGTCGTCGGTATCGCTAAAAGCCTCGTCTATTGCGCCGACGTCAAGCGTGCGGCCGTGCCCTGCGGTTGACGTGGTGGGTAATGTTTCTAGCCGGCTTTCATTTTTAAATACGACGGCCTCATTACCTGCGCCTCGATAAATGCGTTTGGCGGCGTTGCCTATGGCGCTCTTTTCAATGATCGGTACCCAGTCGTCTAAAAGTTTTTTGCGTGCGTCCCAGCCTGTTTGGCAGGTGTAGGCCAGCCTTTGTGGCGTTTTTGATAGAAGCGCTCGATGTAAAAATAAAGCTAGTAGCAGGGTGCTTTTCCCAGCTTGTCTTGGCACGGTTACGATTACTTCACGGTAGTAAGGTATTTCGGCGTCGTTGACTATGTGGTATTCGGTGGCTACGTCGGCTACGAGCTGTTGCCAGGGCATTAACGGGCTGCCGAGTATTTCGGCTATTTTGGCTACCTGTTTGCCGTGATTTTTGCGGCCTGGCGTTCTGCTGGTGCTAACTCTCGGCGTGCAGCTGGTCAATGAGTAGGGTAAATGCGTCGTCTGCATATGTGCTAATTCCTCTGAGCGTTTGCTCAGCTGCTCTGTATTCTCGCCATAGTGCGGCGTTATCTGGTTTGTCGTCTACCTGGGCGGCCAGCGCTCGTGCTGCCATTACTACCGCCTCGTCAATGCGTTCTATACGGCCTGCGTGCCGTAGTTGGTTTATGACTAATTCGAGCGCTTCTAAATTGGTTTCTGGTCGTTTCGGTTTAATTACCGTTGGTTTTCGTGCGTTCTGTTTCTTAATTGGCTGTTTCTTAGCGGCCATAACAAACCTGCCTATCTGCTTTAGTATAAGAATAGAC